ACATTTTGGTTTTAGGTTTTCGTGTATTTGATTCTCTTGATGTTGATGTGTAATTCCTGCCCATCGCCTTCGTGAGTTCGTAGGCGAGTGGGTTCATGCAGCTTTCGCTTTCTTCTCAGCTTTCATGGTCGGAGCGTTCTTTTTGGTTTCCCCGAACATCTCGACCATCTCGTTGACCTTGTATTCGATAGTCGCAGCAGGTGTACCGGGAGGAAGTCCGTTTTTGACGATTTCTTTGACTCCACCGGTGCTAATGGAACAGTTCTTCCTAAAGGTGTCGGCATCGCATCCGTACTCAGATTTTAGGTGCTGGTGTAGTTCTACCAATTTTGTGAAGGAGCGGACGGTAGATCCTGGAGCCAGGAACCATCCAGCATAGTTGACGCCATTCATCATTTGCCCTTTGGCGTAATTCTTAAACGCCTTCATCGTCTTCTCATGCTTGGCGAAGCTTTCGAGTATGTGAGGTACCAGTTCGTCAGGGACGTCCCCGTGTTCAATCTCCCCTTTAAGGAGTGCGTTACTGCAGTATTTAGCTTTCGTTAGCAGACTGTTTTGTGTATTCATGTTTGATTTCTTCTAGTTGAGGTGAAATTTTCTTGAAGGCGTCCTCCTCAATCCTGCGGATTGTTGTGGGGTGAATTCCGGTAAGGTTCTGGATTTCCCGATAGGAGAATTGGCGTCCCGGATGAGCAATGGATGCCCACTGGGAAAGACGGACCAATCGATCATGCCGCTCTCCTTCATCAAAAGGGTCTGGCAGAAGCATCTGCTGCATCGGGTTACCTGCATGTTTTGCTTTTCTAGCCAGACGTCCGTTCATGCCTGTATCTCCTCCATTTGGTTCCATGGTTGGGTCCGGGCCATTTTCTCAACATCAGAGCGGAGGAAACGAACAGGTGGACGTTTGCGGGTGCCTACAGTAGGCAGGAAATGTTTCTGGATGTACCCGGCATCGGCCCAATTGCGGACTGTATTGGCACAGACCGAGTAATACTCAGCGACCTGTTTCGCATTCATGTAGAGGGAGTCGCTCATGTCATGGTCCCTTCGGTTTTGTACCAGCGTGGGGGTTGGGCAGGCGTAAGCTCTACGACCTTAATCCGGATACCGACTCGGTCGCCCCATGCCTTCTCCACCAGCAGTTGGGTGATTTGGTTGTCATCTTCCCAGAAATTTAGGTCCGTCATACAGTCCTCGAGAGTCTTCACCATATTGCTGGCATCGGGCTTTGTGGTCTTCCATAACCATCCAGAGGATTGATTCTTCTTGGGCTCAGACTTACGCCATGGATATACGTAGCAGACTTGGAGTTGTAGTGGTCCCTGAAGCGGTTCTTGAGGCCGGTAGGGTTGCAGTAGTGACCAGAACATATTCTGTATCTTCTTTCCCTTAGAAGACTTCATTTTCCCCACGAACTGCTTCCCCGTCTTGCGGTTCTTCAGTACCCGGAGAGCGGACTGGTGGGTTCCAGTCGGCGGGTTTACATCTAAGGTGAATTCTATCATTATTTTGAAAAGTGAGGCGGCACTGGGGGCAGGTTTGGGGAACTCAATCCCGGCATCCCTTTGGAGGACAGAAAGTAGGAAAAAAACCTCCGTGGACCCCCAGTGCCTGATATGAGCACTATGAGACCATGTGAAAATTCGTATATACAGTTAAGTTGAGCATTTTGGTCTGATGTTAGTGGACTAACTGGATTGAAATATGGGTGCGACAGCTCGGTATTGATCCAGTAACTTCTTCCGGGTGAAATTACGTTTCAGGATTTCCTTAGACTTCTCTTCGAACTCGAGAAAACCTTCAGGGACATCACTGTCTGGTATCTCCACTCCACGTACTGTATCGACTCGTTCAGGAGCATCCTCTGTCCCGAGTTTCAACCAGTACTCATAATTACCCTTAGGTTTTGCTAGTAATGGGTGACCCTCAGAAACTAAGTCTTTTAAGATTGCCTTGATAGCATTCCGATTAGTTTTCCGGGAGTTTGCATCTGGGAGTAATTCAGCTCGGCAACCTTGAGCAGAGAATTTTAGGAAGGGTTCACACTCTTCCTGGTTGAGTTTATACCGTTGAAGTAAATGCAAGTCCTTGATGAGTGCAGACTTTTCTTCTGGTGTGTATTCCATGATCCTATTATTTTCCTGTTAGTGGGATGTTATTTTACTGCCACTTTTCTAGGCTTCCGGTTCTTAGCTTTATTCCGGCGATCCAGAGATGTCTCCACCAGATTCGCGATAAAGCTACTCCGGGAGACCCCTTTCTCGTAGCAGAGATTATTTAGTTTTGCCAGTAGGTCCGGGTGGAAAGATACCGAGATTGACCTCGGTTGCTGTCTGGGATCGGCTAATATTCTTCGTTGCATGCCAATAAACTTGAGCAGTTAGTTTCTTAACAGCAATAGAAAAATGCCCAATACCATAAAATCATTAATTTGCTACTTGCGATCCCACAATATTAGTGAGATTGTAGAGATTCCTGTACGAAGAAAGTACTCCTTTTTTCGGCAAAATTATCCCCAAAATACTAACAGAAATGACTGCCTCATCCCAAAATCCACAAAGTTTAACCGTTAATAAATCGATTTCTTTTTCGCCTGATGTACTCGAGTGGCTCGATATACAGGCAGACAAAAGAGGAATCTCACGATCCAAGGTTTTTAATGATATCGTTCGCGACCGGATGGACTCGGCTCCATCAGGATTAAAGCACGATGTGGAGTACCTGTTAGAAAACAATTATTCCACTGATGGGTTTAACCTAAGCAACCTGACTTGGTCTCACTTCAACACGAAGGATAAGAATTCAGTATTCAAGACAGTCTACAAGCTGAAGGACGTTAGGAATAAATTCGATCCAGACAATACTGCCTGTTACGTCATTCCTACTGAGACAACCAGGGACAACCTGAGGGAATTGTTTGCGAATGCGGTGATTTTCAATGTGGATCACGCCAGTCCTGTCGTCCTGTTGATTCCCTACAAGCTCAATCCACGTCACAAGATCTGGAGTGCATTTGAGCAGTACCCGAGTATCTATATCTGCACCCCGGAGAGTTTCATTACCGCAATTGGGATTATTGAGGGGAATCTTAATGAGAAAATCAAAGAAAGCTTCGTGGGTTGGTATGATTTTTTCCTCCACAATGAATACGCAAGTGCGGTCAGTTACTGGGATGATTGCCGGGAGGAGTTATCTGAGTCGGAATTTGAGGGGTATTATGACACGGTGATAAACCAGGGGCAGAAGATCACGGTGCTTAATGAGCAGATTGAGAGGTTGATCAAGGAGGCTGGCTTTAGGGAAGAACCTTTACCCTTTTGAATTATGGACGCAGAAGAGTTGGAGAAGTTGGCGGCATTAACGAAGGAAGCGGAGTCCAATCCAGACCATTGGCCGGAGCACTATCGATTATTTCAGGACGCGGTGAAGGCTGGAGCCACGCCGGAGCAGTTAGCGAACCTAAGGGCGGGATTGCCGGGGTTAGGGCAAGAACCTGAGTGATCGGATCTCACACTCTACACACGTACATAGTGTGTGTGTACGCTACCTCTGTGTTTGGCAGACAGACGCAGCGGAGGGAGGTAACGCACGCGGGTTTTTTGCCCGGGAAGCTCCCTTCGGTCGTCACCATTGGCATACACATCATGTACGATCCCGGACGGTGTAGATGCATGCTACATCTTCGTACACTACGTGTGTGTAGTGCGTACAGATACGCCATGCAGTATGCACAGACGCAGCATCACAGACGCAGCATCACAGACGCAGCATCACAGACGCAGCGTGTATAGGTAGCCTGAGCGTCCGTGCATTACCCACGTCTAACGCACGTTATACGCCAGGGTCACACATCACACAGGCATAACCCGCACGCCTTCTTTCTTCGAGACCTAAAGGTCTCTCGAAAGAAAGTAAAATAAGCAGGCGATTCGGCAGGTCGGCTTCCCTTACGGGCCGCCTGCCTCAAAGTGAAGGGAATGAGGTCAGAGGTCAAAAAGTCGAGGGTCTGAGGTCGAGAGGTCGCAGGATTCGCCCGAGTCGCCGGGGAAGGCTCCAGTCGGTCCAGTCGGTCCAGTCGCCCCGGGAAGCCCCGCCAGAGTAGGCCGGTCGGTAGAGGTCGGAAGGGGAACCGGTAAACTATGATCATGGCGATTGGTGGAGAGAAATCGCGTGCGTAACTTAATAAAGGCACGTACGTTAGAGGCACGTACGCTACCTGTGTGAGCGACCCCACCGCAAAACCCACACAAAAACTTCGAGATACCTGCGAACACCACAGAAAAAAGATGCTATACTCCAGCCCATGTCAGAAAAGAAACCAGAACTCTGCATAACCATTGGCGATTTCCGTATCCGTAAACACGATTCGATGAACCTCATCATTGAGCACCGGGTGGAGAAGCAACTTTCCAAGAACCCGAACCTCAGGAAGAAGCAACTTTCTGATGGATGGGAAACACACTTCTGGCGTCCGTGCGGGTTCTATGGGGATATAGCACAAGCTTTGAAGAGGTTAAGTATGCTTAAGCTCAGGGAGTCGGAAGCTCAAAGTGTGGATGAGTTGTCAGATGAGATCCGAAAGCTCCGAGAATCTATTGAGAGTTTAATCGTGCCAGAGGGACTTACCGTAGCATGAGTGACATCTCAAAAGCATCCACAGAACTTCAGGTCGCCATCGATCACATTAAGTCCGCTCAGACACGCCTGCAGCGTTCCCTACCCGCTACCAACTTTAAAAAGATCGAGGGCAACCTCACTTACTCCACTAAATACATAGAACTCATTCGTGATGAAGTAGAACGACATGCCCGGTAAACCTTGGACAGAGAAACAAATCGAGAGACTTAGGGATCTTTACCTTAATGAACTCAAGTCTCCAGCCGAATGTGCTAAGATCCTCAGACGACCCCAGTCTGGTGTAGAAAAAAAGGTCGTTCAATTAGGTTTCGGAAAACTTAGAAAAGTTGCTGAATCCGCTCTAATAAAGGAATCTTCGAGTAATGTCGAGAAGGGCAACGCCCTCGCGGACCGATTCACGCAAGAGGTGTCCGTCCGGGCCGCCCACGCAACTTCCAAGGCGTTCGAATCCTTCGAACATGAGAGTGGCAAGGAGGCAGTAGACGACAGGGATCTCGACAAGATGGAGCAGGCTATGAAGATCGCAGAACGGGCATCTGCCATGGCGAGGAAGAACCTGGGCCTCGAGGGTCCAGCCGCTGGAGCCGGCGGAGGTAACGTCTTCAACGTGTACTTCAGTGAAGGCGTGGAGATCAGGAAGGTGGACCCAGACGAGGGAGATACGATAGATGTGTGAACGCTTGCTAAAGGAAACGTGTACAAAGGGCTATTATCCCTGTATTCATGGGGGTTCACGCCCATACACCCCCACCGCCCCCCGGGGTAGGGGGAGGGGGCAGGAAATGGCAGGCCGCCCCTTTCTCGGGGCGGCACTCACAATGAGCACCCCCAAACTTTTGACCTATATTAACTTTTAATACTTGGAACGTGAGGCGAGAGATAGCGAGGCAACGGAATGATTAACCAGGCAGACCACTTTGATTTAGGGGCCGACGAGATACTTCCTCCGTATTTGGATGCAGATGGGGTAAAGTATCGTAGTTTGGAGAAGTTAGTGGACGCGGGGATGCGTTATTTTTATTCGCGGCCTGGGTTGGACGGTAGGGAGCGTAAGCAGTGGAGTACATATGCGGATGGTGTCTACCGGAACCGGGAAGAAGAGTGATGGGTCGCATCAATTAAGGAGGGTGGATCGAGATGAGTGACACCAAGGAGCACTACGAGGGTGAGCTATCGAGGCTCAGGGGGATCGCTAGGACGGTGAATCCACTGAGGGTACAGGTTTCGCAGTTAGAGGGGACGATACGGATCAAGGAGATGCGGATTGAGGAACTGGAGAAGCGTTTGTCGGATGCGAAGGAGATGGTGGGGATTTTGCATCGTGAGGTGACGGAGCGGGTAAGGGGCGGGAGTCCACCATTTTGAGAATTCCGGTATAAATTTCTGTCTATACAACAGAAACCTGCGAACAGTGGTGGGGAATTTTGTTAGTATAAGTGGATGGATCAAGAGAAACAGAAGACGCCGGCCCGGACCCGGGAGGAAGTGATTGAGCAGGTCAATGCATTGGCGGTAGAGAGGCATTGGGGTGCAAATCGCCAGATGATTCATCCCCGGGAGATTCTGGGGATTTTGAATCCATGGGCGAATAATGAATTGGAGGACCAGAAGGGGTGAGTAGTGAATTAATCGAGATACCGCACCTTCGGGAGGGCGTGACCCTGCGAGAGATTATGGGGGTGATCGAAAAGCGTTCGGGGAAGGATTTGCTGGACATCATTGGACCCCGGCGGACGGATGATTTGGTAGTGCCTCGTCAGATCGGGTATTTATTGGCGAGGGAGTTGGGGATGACGTTTGGTGAGATTGGTGAGGTATTTGGTGGACGCGGGAAATGGACGACGAACTACGGGTGCGAGGCAATCGAGTTCCGTATCCAATGTGACCCGAGGGCGAGGGAATTGTATTTATCAATCAGGAAGGACTTAGCGTGATGAGTAAAGATATCGTGAACCTAAAGGTATTCGAAGAGGCTGGAGAACTGCCCTTTGGGTACTATGTAGGGGCGAAGGGGAACCTGTACGACCGTAACAAGGGGAAGACCCGCCTAATCTACCACCAAGAGACAGGATGGGGAGAGGATGTGGACGCGAGCGACCGCGACTTTGTTCTCTACATGCAGGGGTATTTTTTGGGGTGTAAGAAGAAGTGTGTGGCATCCAAAGAGTCTGAGAAGTGGGAGTTTTTGGACCGTGTAGCGATTGCGTCACTCCAAGGGATGCTTGCGAATCATGGAGACGACTGTAGAGCTTCTGCTGAAAGTTTTGCTGCTGTTGCCTATGAATATGCCGATGCGATGTGGGCGGAACGTGAGGAGTTGAGGTTCGGCGATGCATGACAACGAATTCTTGGCGAAGCTCCGGGAGCACGAGCGTCATTTGGACCAATTGATGGAAGATTCTCAGGGAGAGGGTCCGGAACGTGAGGAGGAGGAACCGGACATTGACGAGGACTCCCCTGCCTACCAGCAAATGAAGAGGATGTGGGGTCGATGAATTTTTCCATGGGAGGAAAGCAGACTGCCAAGGGGTACGGTTGTCCCCCTCATTGAGTCGCTGGCATGCCGGCGAGAGCAACGCATGCCGCCTATTTTAACCTGAACGAAAGATGAACAATGAAGATGGAAGACGGAGATTTCTTAGAGAAGTTCTACGCTGGGGCGAGGAAGGCTGCGGACGCAGGACAGGTGAAGTGGCTGGACTTGCCAGAGAGTACACGGAAGGCGATTAACCAGGAGTGCAGAAAAGAGGCAGATATATATCCCAATCTGAGGTGGGAGTTTGATGATGGGTTCTATGACAAGAAGGATCGTTTAGGTAAAAACTTATCGTTCAACTATCCACCTATACACTACAAGCGAATTGATCCGCTCCCAGAAGACAGAGAATTGCCAGAACTCAGGGAGTTGGAGGAGTTGCAGTCTACCCGGATTGAGCAACTGGAGAAGGAGTTGGATACGGCAAAGCAGCAACTGGAAACGGTGACCAAGGAGTCACTGGATATGCAAAGCAGGAGCGTTTACTTGAATGCAGAGCTCGAGAAAGCCAAGGTCGAGCAGGAACGGCTCCAGGCGTTGCGGACGATGTTTGAGAGCAGGCTGGCCGAATGCAGTAAAGAGAATGAGCTTCTCCAGGACATCCGGAGACTGGCGATGATCAACGTGTTGTAGCGATGCTGAGAATGGACGGATTCAACGACTGCATCGCGGGAGTGATCAGCGGAGCGGGTATCGAGGGCGACCTCATTTGCTATGACCGGGAGAAAGTGATCGAGAAGATCGCCCGGGAAAAGGGGCTTGAGTACCATGAGGCCCGGCAGGACTTTGAGTTCAACCAGGAATGTGCCTACGTGGGTCCACAGACGCCCGTTTTCCTGGAGCCTCTTCCTGAGGAGGATTGATCACTCAGGTTTGTGATCCCGGATGACCTTCTCGATAATCCGGCCTTTGGAGTACCCGTAGTGCTGGGTGAGGTCATCCAGTTTCTTGTGTGTAGACTCAGAGACGCGGACTGAGATCATTTTTCGTGGGTTCTTAGCCTTTGGGCGACCGGCACCGGCCCGGGCTCCACCATGGGAAGGGTCTTTTTCCATATTGGTGATGATTGAATAGAGGGTATCTTTCACTTTTCAACCTTTTCTTGGGTGAGTTCCTCGGCAATGCCGATTCCAAGGATGACGAATGGACTGGCAATAGCGAGCCAGACCACAAATACGGTCAGGAACCACTTTGGGGGTAGGAGGGTATCATTCATGCTGCGTTTTGAAGTTTACGTCGATGGAAGCATCCATCGGTGTCGAAGAATGTGTCCGCCAGTGACTGCCCCGGATAGGTAGCAGTATGGCGAAGGCGTTCAGTTTCGGGGTTAATGACGTTACTGAATTTGAAATATCCCTGAACGAAAAGGAGATCCCAGTGCTCCGGATTTCTCAGCATCTGTAGGTCATGCTGTAAGTGATCACGCTTCTTTGTCATATCCGTGCTTATTTGAAGGTTTTGATTCGTTTTTTTAGTTCGGCTTTTTCTCGCTTAAGGTCTTTGATGTAGAACTCGTGCTCCGCTTTGTAGCGGGGGATCAATTTGCCCCCCGCGATGAGGTCTCGGGTCTTCTGTATAGCTCCATCGATTCCCTTGATCTTCCATTGCAGGTATTCTTTGGTTACTTTGAAACTCATCTTAGCGGGGGTCTTGTACGGGTTGACGGAGGAACGCTTCGAGAAGGGTGCCGGTGATGGCGATCCTTTGTGCACCTGAGTACACAAACTGAGGGAAATCGCCTTCTGTAGTGGCAACGAATGCATTGCCATCTATCTGCTCTTCGAAGGTCGCAAAGAAGACCAAATGGGGAGCTACACTGTTCTCCTTGAATACGCCGATCCGGAGAGGTCGATGCGTGGAGTAGGCGACCTCTCCGTTCCAGTGAAGGACTTCGGTCGTGCGGATGAGAGTGGTGTGTTTTTGGATTTTTTTCATGGTATCTAAAAGTTAGTGGTAAAGGTTAGGCGTACTTAATGAAGGTGTTACCTTCCAGTACGTGATCGAAGTCAGACTCAGAGTCTGGTGCTCTGACGATGACTAGGTCATCCTTATCTTCACTGTGTCGCAGGTTGAAGAGTGCCTCGGAGAGCAACTCGTAGTTCTTATCGTCATCAGAGGTTGGGTAAAAATCAGACTTATAGACAATCGCGTAAACCTGGGTGCTCTCTTTTTTGATAGCATCTTCGAGGACTGCTTTGTCCTCATCAGAGATGCCGTCGAGGTCTTCGATATGGACATCGCCTAAGTAGACTCCGAATGAGAGGTCAGGAGTTCCATTGCGGAACTGTGGGTGGATTTGATCGTTTACTATTACTGATCCGATTGAGTTTAATTTTTTCATAATGATTATTTTCTGTGTTTTGGTTGGTTTTAATTAAAAGTATGCCCATAATATCTACTGCCACTTGATTAATGTCAAGCGTATTTCAAAATATTTATCAAAAAAATATTCAGGTGTATAACTTCCTGCGAACAGTTCGCTCTATTGCTGGCATACTAGGGTTTCGTCAGGGTAGAGCAGTGGTAGCTCGCCGGGTTCATACTCCGGAGGTCGGGGGTTCAAATCCCTCCCCTGCCACCAATTTTTTGTAAATACAGCATGAGTGAACTGACCAATGAAGAGATAACGACGATCCGGAACCGATTATTCGGGAATTACTGCCTGAACGCACCCAGTCTTGGTCCTTATGAGGCATTTCGCATGGCTCCAGGAATTCTGGCAGTGCCTAATCTTCCTGACTGGGCGAAGGAAATGTTCACTAGCGGTAAAATTGGGTTTTTCCAGCAGAAGGTGCCTGCGACCGTGGGGAAATACTGGATGCGTGGTGAGCAAAAGCCAATTGTGCTGCATCAAGGGGACTGGTTTGTGAAAATTCAGGACGAACCGCTCCAAATTAACCGGTACACCCCGGAAGCTTTCAATTTGATGTTCGGGGCGAAAGAAATGATCGCTCCGGATGGGTTTGATAAACCGATCCAGCGGACAATCGAGATCTATTCGCCCTCTGCTGAAGCGGCGACCGTCTCTGGCCAGATATCAGCATATCTGGAGACCTCGTTCGACGAGTGGATGTCCAAGGCGTATTACCATTATCTGGAGATCTGTAAGGACATGCTTCTGACCGGCCCGATCCAGAACCGCATCCCGGCAATTCAAGCCTATACTGACAAGCTGGAATCCAAGGGTGGGCAAATTAAGAAGACAAAGTACTTCAAGTTACTGAAGAAGTGCTGCGAACTACTCAACGGCGAAGAATGATTCGGCACGGTTATGAGTTCCCAGACGACTGGGATGACCTCAGGGTAGAGTTGTGGTGCCTCGCAAATCTGGAGGATACCCATATGCATTTAAAACGGTGCATGATGATGCTCTGGCCGAATCTCTACACTGGTGAGATGGCACCGGGAGTCCCCCGCTGGCGTGGAGACTTAGAGTTAATGACGTGGGCGTGGTCGAATTACCGAACAATGTGCGTAATTGGACACGCGAGTGCGGGGAAGACTCATACGCTGGCCCATATCGCCTACACCCACTATCTGGCGGATGCGGCAAACACGATCATCACACTGACCTCCACTCACCTTCCCGGCCTCAAAAAACGACTCTGGTCAGACGTGGTCTCTGCCCACAAGACGAACGTGGTAACGAAGGCGGCAGAAACCATAAACCATGACACAATGCACATCCGGGCGTATGACATGACGATTCGCCCGACTGATAACCCGAAAGAAGATAAATACATCATTGAGGGGATCGCGGTGGACCGTGGTGAAGAGGCAGTGACTCGAATTCAGGGAAATCACTCGAGGAACCATCGATATGTCATTATTGATGAGGCAGAAGGTACTCACCAAGCGATCTTTGACGCGGCATCTAACTTGATGACCGATAACGACTTCCGCTGGGCGATGCTGGCCAACCCGGAGAACGAAAATGGAGAGTTTGGGAGTTGGTGCGAACCGACCCGGGGCTGGAATTCAATAGATCCGGATGAAGATTTGCACTGGGAGACTGCCCGTGGCGGCGTTTGTGTCCGGTTGGACGGATTGAAATCTGCAAACTTTAGACACCCGGCACCTGAGGGTAAAAAGTCGTACTTCCCATTCCTGATCGACCAGGATTACGTGGAGAGGATCAAGACCTCCTACGGATTTGAGTCGGCACGATGGTGGATTTTCGTTCGTGGATGGTTTCCGCCTGCAGGTTCCATGGGGACAATCTTCTCGAGGAACGTATTGGCCCAGGCAGTAGAGAGGATCTACTACAACTATCCACCTACTCCGGTCGCCACACTGGACCCCGCTTTCGAGGGTGATGACGAGTGTATTCTCCAGTTCGGTGAGTATGGTACGGCAAACGGATCTGACTATGCGTTCAATTTCCTAAAAGAGGAAGTGGTAAAAGCGAAAGTCAAGCCCGGTGGAGAACCACTGGACTACGTGATTGCCCACGAGGTAATGGCCCAGTGCCGAATGATGGGCGTAAAACCTGAGAACTTTATCATGGATACCACTGGTGCAGGCCGGGGCGTCTATGCGATCCTTCGAAAGGAATGGGGGAACGTCGAGAAATGCGACTTTGGTGGGAAACCGAGCAAGCGGCGACTCCGGGCGTATGATGACGCGACCTGTAACGATTTATTCGACCGGTTCGTGACCGAACTATGGTTCTCATCCAAGGTATTCATGGAGGAAGGATTGATCGGGAACGTGAATCTGGACTGCAAGAAACTGCGGGAGCAATTGTCATCCCGGCGATTCGAGATCAAATCGAAGCGGGAGTCCATTGAGACGAAGAAGGAAATGAAAAAGCGGCTAGGGTACTCCCCTGACCACGCAGACGCTTTCGTGCTATTTACAGAACTACTGAAACGCAAAGGAGCAGTGACCGGACAGGAGTCGCTACCTGCTCGGGATTCCCAAAAGGAGATGGACCGGGCGAGAGCGTACAGTGAAACAAATATGGAGGAGTTTACCCATGCAGCGTTGGCTTAAAACTCTCGAGGTAACTCCCCCCGGCGGATGGAAATTCAAAGATCCAGATACCCAATTGGATATCACCGCACCAAATTTTGATAGGCTCAAGACTCAGGTACTCACGCATAGGACGTATCTGGGGAACGATACAACTAATTACCCAGATGAAATAGAGCACCAGATCTGTTCATCCATCCCCCAAAACTGGAGCCAGGAGACCCCTAGAAATGAATGATTTAGATATCGAAGTGAAGGAACGCAAAGTCGGTGACGTGAGTTCTGCTCATAGCATCTACACTAAAATGCGAAGAAACCATGATGAACGCGAGAAAGGATTCGCGTTGATCGAGAACCAGATCAACGGAGGTCGCCCCTACGATCCCAAGAAATTGGCCGAACAAGGGCAATCCTGGCGAGCGAACTTCAATTTCGGTGATGCTGCCAGTGCATTAGAGCAGGCACAGGTAGCCTACTGGAGATTGCTGCACGATACCAGCAACCTGATTAATATTGAGATCCATAGCGATCACCCGGACAAGGATCGATGGGCTCAGACGATCACCCACAACTTTAATCGGTTCATAGACGACTGGGGTGACGGATATGTTCTGAACTACCTGCAGTTTTCCCGAAACCATTTGCTCTATGGAGTCGGTCCAGTGATCTTTCCGGACCGTGAGACTCCACGGTGGAAACCAATTCGGACCAATGACGTTCTGGTTCCTGAGAGAGCACCAGCATCCTCGAGTGGTCAGGATCTATTGATCATTGAAGAGGAACTCTCTATCTCAGAACTCTGGGGAAGGATTCGTACAGAGAAGGATAAGTCGGCGTCTACTGCCCGTGGCTGGAAGATTGACCCGGTAAAGAAGCTATTGCACTTCACGATCAACAATAGCCAGAAGTCGCACAATGACGACTGGGTGAAGGTTGAAGACAGAATTCGCAACAAAAGCACCGAACTCGCTCAGGAGCACGGCAATATCGAGGTCGTCACACTATACGTAAAAGAGTGGGACGGTAAAATATCCAAAATGATCTTCAGTGATCACTTTGAAGATGCTGGATTTATCTTCGATGACCACGAGACTGCATTTCGTGGCGAAGATATTTCGGACGACATTTCGATGGTCTTTTTTGAGGTCGGCAACGGACTCTTCCACAGTGTACGCGGGTTCGGGTACAAGAATTACCAGACCAGTATCGCCCAGAATCGATTGAAGTGTAAAGTGCTGGACCGTTGCACAATTGAAGGACTCAACTTCCGGGATAACTCGGAAGGGCAACGGACTACCCTACCGATCACCAATATGGGTGCCTACAATATCGTTCCCAAGGATTTGGAGCAGTTACCCAACTATCCTGGCAGTTCAACGATAGGCGATGCCCTCGGTATGATTCAGGATACTGTGAATTGGAACAATGCCCGGTATCGTGACCAGTCCACCCAGATTGAGCAATCCAACACCGCAACCCAAGCTCGAATTCTGGCCAATCTGCAATCTCAGGTCGAAGTTTCGAACTCTACGCTCTACCTCAAGCAGTTCGCAAAAAACATCATGGCGAAGCAATTGGAGCGGTTGATGCGAAAAGGAAATCCTGATCCGGATGCAGTGACTTTCCGTGAGAGGTGTTTGGATCGAGACATTATTCCAGAGGAAGCATTCCACACTATGGAGTATACCATCGGGACCGGAGCGGACCCCGGAAAGACATCTGCAGCACTCCAAGCCGAAATCACTTACCAATTGATGCAGGGGAATTCCCCGTACGTGGATCAATACTCTGCCTACGAGGGATATCTGGAATCGACTCTCGGAGCATCCTCAGTGAAGCGATACCTGAAACCAGAAGATCAACTCGAGGACAAAGGGGCGATCCGATTGGCCCAGCTTGAAAATACGAGTCTAGGCGATGGAGTGCCGATTGAGGTCACCCAGCGTGATGACCACGTTCTCCATATCGCGACTCACATGGAGCCACTTATGGCAATCGTGGGGACTGCTCAGACGATTGAGGAGGGGCAGATTGGTATGCCAGCGAATGCAGGCATGCCTCAACAACCATCGCTCTCTCAGGAGCAGATGATAGCACTGGAGACGACCCTTCCCCACATCGAGATGCATTTACAGTTCCTCGAGATGGACGAATTCAAGAAAGAGCAGTTCCAACAACTCTCTGCCCAATTTAAACAATTAGCCTCTACCGCCATCGGCATGATCCAGAAGATTCAGGAAACTGCCATGGCATTTGCAAACCAACAACAATTCGGCGGCGACCCATCCCTCGGGGGAATGGGTAATGTCGATCAACTTACGCAAAATGAACCTATTGAAGAGTTTATTCCGGGGCAAATGCCTCAAACGCCTGATCAAACAGGTGCCTGAAATCATTCCACTGCGTCGAGACATGACGCAAACTGAACGCGAGAAACTCCGGGATTGGCTGGAGTCTAATGATACTCAATTGGCACTCCGTTTCTTGGAGGGGCGTAGACCTACTGTGTTTCCTCAAGATAACACTCCTGCAGATCGTAGACTCTATCAGTTGCAAGGATGGGAAATGTTCCGCAACGAACTTCAATCCCTAGTGACCGAACCAGAGCAGTCTGCATTCATTCAGGAAGAATTCCAATCACCCGATTTTCAATAACCTAAACAAGGATCATCAAAATGTCTGACGAATCAAACGATCAACAACTGGATCAACAATCTCATCAAGCCCACCTTGATGACGCCAAAGAATTTTTTGGAGAGGAGGAATCACATGAAAAGAAAAAACAAACATCCGAAAGCAACCCGGAAAAAAAGACCGAACAGCAAGAAGACTCGGTCCAAAATGAGTTACTAAACTCAATTGGGGTGAAGGTAGGGGAAAAAGAGGCATCTAACTCTGAGGAGAAGAAAAGCTCCGATGACGACGATGACCTCTCCCCTCCGCCTGAAGACTCGTCTAACCGGGCAAATTGGGATATACTGAAGACTCGTAAGAATGAAGCAGTCGCCCGAGTGAAGGAATTGGAGGCACAACTGGCAGAGAAATCTACCGAGGACGCATCTTCTGAATCCCTAAAAGCTCGAGTAAAGGAACTGGAGACCGAGAATGAGAAATACTCCAGCCGCCTTAAAGAGTTGGATTTTAAATCTCATCCGGAGTACTTCAACAAATATGAGAAACCAATTCAGGACGCTCAGGATTCCTTGAAGCAGATTGCCGCTCAGGAAGACGTTGAGATTAACGTGGAGGCACTCTCCGCACTTAAAGGTAAGGACTTCGCTCAATCTGTTTCGGAGACTCTGGACCAACTCTCTAGGTTCAACGGCGACCGGTTCTCTACCGCAGCCCAACAACTACTCAATGTAATTACTGAACGTGACGCAATTGCTCAGGATTCTGAGGAGTTTATCCAGAAGTCCAATGAGCAGTTCCAAGCCCAGACCCGTGCAATCTTTGATGAGGTCTCTCAGCAGTATGCCCAAACATTGACACCTCTCGAGGCTCCAGCGGATGCCAGTACGGAAGTGAAGGATCAAGTCGCAGCGTATAATGCGGAATTGGCCCAGGTTGGCACCGTGGCAGAGCAATTGGCATTTGGACAACTTGACCAGAAGCAGATTTCCCAAATGTCGCACGAGGCGGCTCAGTATCGATTCCTTATGGCTCGAGGACTCCCCCAGTTAGCAAATAATGCCGGGGCGAAAATCAAGGCACTTCAGGAGGAATTGGATGCGATTAAATCCGCAGGTCCGAAATATAGCCCACGCAGTTCTGATTCCAAGAGTAGCTCAAAGATGGAGGACATGGGTCACGAGGAGGCGGCAAGGCTTGAGTTTGCCGGTCTCGGGGGAGGTGTATAACTTCCCTTTGACGGTGAGCGAAATCGAGAGCATTTTGTAGTCAACTTTTAATCTGGAGGTAGTTCCTTCAGGACCAGTCTCTGAGCTGTTGGGTGACGCCCCAGCGACAGTCGATGCCCAATTGTCCCGATGGCACGAGGACATTACCGCCGGGTTCGGAACTGTCGCTAGTGCTAAAGGGAAGGCCCGGTAAAACCAATCTAACATTTTGTTTATATCATGGCCAACTTAGCCAATTATTTTCGCTCTAGACGGAATCAATTCCAGAAGGACACTATTCAACGCCTATACCGGGCGAACCCACTGCGTTCACTCATCAATCACCGTGAATATAACGGTGTTGACGGGGAGAATCCGACAATCGTCAGTTACACTCACGAACTGCCAGAGACCTACCCATTTAATGGTTCTGCTGGTACTGACCTGACTGATTTCGCAATGGAGACCATCAAACGGACTAACCATGATGGCACCAACTACACCGGTGAAGACACTGGCGATACAGATGACCCGAACGCACTTCTTGCCGCCGCTGGCAGTTTCGGAGGTGCAGGTGAGCAACCTGTTCCTGGTTCTCCTGAAGGTACTGCAACTCTCGCGGACGTAGGTAATCCTACACAGTACGAGATTCGTAGGGGTCAAATCGAGCGTACATTCGAAATCCGCCAGATCTCTTTTGAGACTGCAGATATCGCACTCGATGACATCAAACGCTCCTGGCAAGCTGCAGAAGCTGCAGGTGCATTTGGTAAATCCCTCCGGGAGTTTATCACCGTATTCTTCTCTGATTACTACAGAGTACAGAACATCGGTATGGTTACCAATAAGTATATTCCTACCGCCGCTACCGCAGGTACAATGGTTGAGGATGATTATACTCAGACTTTTGATGCTGCACGGACTACTGTTGGTTCGGCTCCATCTCAACTCGAGTGGTGGCACTTAGAGGAACTTTATTGGGATTTGATCGCTCGCGGTGCTGCTGAAGAGATGTCAGTCGGTACAGTCGCAGGTCAACCAGTATTCCCTCTGGTCTGTTCTCCAAAGGTTAAAAACTACCTCTGGCGTGACGAATCCGCAGTAGCTGAAACCCTTAAATGGCATGATCCTGGCAGTCGTTTGGCTAAGTTTGGATACCAAGGGGCCATCAAAGGATTCATTCCTGTGGTTGATGTATTCCCAATGCGAGCCGCTGATGATGCTGGCTTGGATGCAGGTACATTCATCTATCCTACTGAGAACGTGGCAACTTCCTTCGGATTCCGCCATAAACCTCGTGCAGCTTACAAGACTGCTGCGATCGAGGTCGCTACGATTCTTCCGATGGATATCTACGATTGCGTGTATGAGCCTTCCAGCCCAACTGCATTCGCAGATATCGAGTTCGACCCACAGGACTACACCGGAGAGTTCCATTTTATGAATCAAAAGACCTACAAAGGTGATAATGATCGTGGTAACCGTGGATACTTCCTCTCCGACATTCGGATTGGTGCAAAGCCAAAGAATCCTGACCTCGCGGTCACTATCGCCCACGATATCAGTGGACTCTAATCAATCTTGATCCTATCGACTTTGGGGGAGGGAAACCTCCCCCGGGGTCTTTTTTTTAGCCATGGAAGCAGTATCCTACAATCGAGCCGAACTTTCCCCGGCAGTCCCTACTCGATCCTCGTTATCCAAAGAGGATCTGGAAACAGCAACAAAGGCACATATCGTCGAAGTCGATACATCTGCAGAAGCGGAAACCTTAAGCCTGCTGCCCACAGATTGGCCTGACGGGAGTTTACTGATTCTGAAGATCAGTAGCGTAAATTACTCTCTCACATTTGACCGGGTAATCGGTGCGGCGACCTCTTCGAAAAACATTCGAATTCCCGATACTGTAGGCACTCCGACCCTAACCGAGTTAAGTCACAAAGCAGCATTTCGGTTTAATGAATCTGACGGACTCTGGATACTGGATTTTGCAAACTTTGACAGTCATATCGTCTATAATCGTGCAAATGACCTGTGGGGTTATGGAGGTTCCTCGATAGGCACCTACAAGCATGGCTTCACAGGTGACGTCATCATTCAGGACGACTCTGGCGAGGCTACATTGACTGTCCAAAATACCGATGCGGCTACAAACGCTGCAGTACTGAGATTGATCGCTGATCAACCGACAGTCGTCTGGAACGACGATGGGGGAGCGACAGACCAGAAATTAATGCAAGTCGGATTTGGAACAGGGTCTATGGATTTTACTTTTTACACTGATGCAGGTTCACACTATGCCACTCCACTCCAATTGACTACAGATGGATCAACTGCTGGAGTTAAGCTTAATGTACTTCCTACATCTGATCCTGCTGTAGCGGGGCAGTTATGGCGATCTGGGACGGATGTAAAAGTAAGCTTAGGATAAGGACACGAATTATGACAAACAGAATTAATGAAGAAAGAATCCTGGACGCAGTCACGACAACAGGGGCCGGAGATGCGATTTCCGCTGAACAATATAAGGGGTGGAACTTTATTTTTTATGCAGCAAGTGTAACCACTGGGGCAACCATTAAGATTGAGGCCGAGGTAGGGAATGGTGATTGGGCTCCAATCCACGAACAAGAGATAACCGCAGATGGGTACACATTCGCACAAAGCCCGGAGGGACAGTATCGAAGACTTCGTGCCAATGTAACGACTTACACGGACGGTACGTACTATGTCTTTGCTCAAGGTTATTGGGTTTATTAAAAATGCAATCCCCTTCCGCAGTTCAGTCTCTGAATGCAATACAGGCGTGTAGTGCTATACAGGCTTGTAACCTGATTACACGCATTCCTGTGCAATTAGGAGAAGGCGGCGAGGTAACTCAAGTCTACTATACTCTCGATGGCAGCACCTCTTATATCCAGTCTGACTTTGATCCTTCAGCCATTGGTACTGGCGACATCTCCATATCTTGTTGGATTAGGGTCGATACTGTTCCTTCTGGCACAAAGTATGTATGGATCTTAGGTAATGATAATCTTGATAATTCCCTGTCTCTTCGTATTCGCTCAACCAAACTTGAGGCATTTGGTCGAGTAGGGACTGAG